TTGCTGCAGGTTGTTTATAATCTTCCAAACAACAAGATTGTTGATAACCAGTATGCAAAGATGGTGGATCAGAAAAAGAACTATCTTCTAAGTCAGGCACTTACATTTGACACTGAAAACAAGAATTATGAAGCTGCATTGAAGAAGGTATTAAACAAAAGATTCCAAAGAACCTTGAAGAACTTGGGTGAAGATTCCTTGAATGGTGGTATTGGATGGTTACATCCCTATTACAATGATCTTGGGGAATTTTCTTTTAAGAGATTTCAACCTTATGAAATCCTTCCATTTTGGAAAGATGCTGAACATACAGAACTTGATTTTGCAGTCAGACTGTATGAAGTTGAAGCTTATGAGGGTGCAAAGGAAAAGACCATTAAAAAGGTTGAAGTATATACCCTTAATGGTATAGATAGATACGTTTTAGAAGGTAATACGTTAATTCCCGATATTGAAAATCCTTCAAGTAATTATTTCAGTTTTACAGATGGTGAAGGTGAAGTGGTGGAATTAAATTGGGAACGGATCCCACTGATTCCATTCAAGTATAATGCAAAGGAAATCCCACTGATCACCAGGGTGAAGTCATTGCAGGATGGAATCAACATCATGCTTTCTGACTTTGAAAACAACATGCAGGAAGATGCAAGGAACACAATCCTGGTTATTGAAAACTATGATGGTGCAAACCTGGCAGAGTTCAGACACAACCTTGCAACCTATGGTGCAGTTAAGGTCAAAAGCATTGATGGTGCAAAGGGTGGTGTGAAAACACTGACTGTTGAAGTTAATGCTGAAAACTACAAAGCCATTGTTGAGATCTTCAAGAAAGCCTTGATTGAAAATGCAAGGGGATATGATGCCAAAGATGAAAGGATGTCAGGAACACCAAATCAGATGAACATTCAATCCATGTACAATGACATTGATTTGGATGCCAATGAAATGGAAACTGAATACCAGGCATCTTTTGAAGAACTGCTTTGGTTCGTGAACACACATTTAAATTTGAGTGGAATAGGTAACTTCTTTAATGAATCGGTAGAAGTAATATTCAACAGGGATATGATGATGAATGAATCAACTGTCATTGATAATCTAGCCAAATCAGTGGGGATTCTATCTAGTGAAACAATTATTTCACAACATCCTTGGATCACTGATGTTGAAAAAGAACTTCAAAGGATTAAGGGTGAAAAAGAAGAAGCAATGGCTGATTATCAAGGTGCCTTCAATCCAATAAATGCAGGTGATGATAATGCCCAAGAATAATGGATATTGGCAGCGCAGGATGGAACTTCTTGAAGAAATGCAGATCAAGAAAGGTGAAAACTACCTGAAGGATCTTGATGATCAATACAGGAAAGCATCCAGGGAAATTGAAAGTCAGATTTCTGTTTGGTACAGAAGGTTTGCTGCTAATAATAAAATCACCATGACTGAAGCAAGAAGGCTTCTGACAACCAGTGAATTGAAAGAATTCCAGTGGGATGTAAATGAATACATCAAATATGGGAAAGAAAATGCTTTCAATCAACGGTGGATGCAAGAACTTGAAAATGCTTCAGCAAGGGTTCATATTTCCAGGCTGGAAGCTTTAAAGGTGCAACTGCAACAACAGGTTGAAGTGCTTTATGGGAACCAGGTTGATGGTATTGATGATCTGTTGCGTGGGATTTACAAAGATGGATATTATCACACTGCTTTTGAGATCCAAAAGGGTTTCAATATTGGTTGGGATCTTCATTCAATCAATGACAAGCAGCTTGATAAGATCCTAAGTAAACCCTGGACAATGGATGGTAAGACCTTCAGTGACAGATTATGGACAAACAAACAAGCATTGATTGGAAACCTTCAAACACATTTAACACAGTCAGTCATTACAGGTAAAGCACCTGATGAAGTAATAAAAAGATTATCAGCACAATTTGGAACTGATAGGAACAAAGCAGGTAGGCTTGTAATGACTGAATCTGCTGCTTTTGCTTCTGCTGCACAGAAAGATGCTTTTAATGATCTTGATGTGGAACGGTTTGAAATCGTGGCAACACTGGACAATAACACTTCTGAAGTGTGTAAAGACTTGGATGGGCATGTATTTGACATGAAAAGCTATGAAGTGGGTGTAACAGCACCACCATTCCATCCCTGGTGTAGAACAGTCACAGCACCTTATTTTGATGATGAATTCAGTCTTGGTGAACGTGCTGCAAGAGGTGCTGACGGAAAGACTTATTATGTACCTTCCAACATGAAATATAATGACTGGTTTGAAAAATTTGTGAATGGTGGTGATAAGAGTGAATAAGAACATTGAAGTAATCAACAAGGATCTGATGGCAGTTAAATTTTCATTACTTCCACTGATCAAAGAAATTGACTATACACCTGATGAAGAAATACCAGCGTTTGAAGAATTTGGACGTGTCACAGGTGATGGAATTTTACTTCTAAACAAGGACTATCCAGCTTTTAGAATCTTCAAAGACTGGATGCCAAGGCTTATGAAAAAGAAAGACAAGCAACTTAAAAGAGAAATTAAAGCATCTGAAGCATTAAAGAATAAAACTAATTGGCAGGTTGCCTATTCAGCAATGCTTCAGGTAGAACTTGAAAGAAGATCAAAGAAAAGGGGGTGATAAATAATGGCTACTATTAGAACAGCTATACAAATTCAAGATGGTATGTCACCAGCTATTAAGTCCATGAATAAAGCCTTGAATATGACCATCAGCAGCTTTGAAGCACTTCAGAATGTATCAGGAAGGGCAGTTGATACATCATCCATCCAGGCAGCAAGATCAGAGTTAAACAGGGCAGAAATGGCAATGAACAGCTTTGAACAAGAAATAAGAGAAACCAACGCTGCACAGCAAGAGTTCAATAATTCAGTTTCAACTTCATCAGGTATGCTTGGTAAACTCAAAAACCTTGCAATTGGTTTTGGTGCAGCATTCAGTGCAAAGAAGATTATTGAACTATCTGACAGCATGACACAAACAACAGCAAGGCTGGATCTGATGAATGATGGACTTCAAACCACTGCAGAACTTCAAGACATGATCTTACAGTCAGCAAACAGATCCAGGGCTGCATATAGGGGGACTGCAGATATAGTTGCCAAGTTAGGGCAAAGGGCAGGGGATGCTTTCAGTTCTAATGAAGAAACCATTGCTTTTGCTGAAGCCTTGAATAAATCGTTTGTCATTGCAGGTGCAAGCCAACAGGAAATGGCTTCTGCAAGCTTACAGTTGACACAAGCACTTGGTTCAGGTGTCTTACGTGGTGAAGAACTCAATGCGGTGTTTGAATCAGCACCAAACGTTATTAAGACCATTGCAGATTACATGGATGTTCCAATTGGACAGATCAGAAACATGGCTTCAGAAGGCATGATCACTGCTGATATTGTTAAAAATGCAATGCTAAGTGCAAGCAGTGATATTGATTCAACCTTCAAAGAAATGCCAATGACCTTTAGTCAAATAGGAACATTGATCAGCAATAACCTGATCCAAACCTTGGAACCTGCAATTCAATTGATTGGTAGGGGTGCAGCTTGGATTGGTGAAAACCTTGATTTAGTAATTCCAGTTGTTTATGGTTTAGCTGGTGCTGCTGCCACTTATGCTGCAGTGTTGGGTGTTCAAGCAGCTGCTGCATGGTATGCTAAGGTTGCACAGGACGGACTGAATATGTCATTACTTGCTAACCCTGCATTATGGATTGCACTGGCAATTGGTGTGCTTATTGGAATGATCTATAAGTGGGTTCAATCCGTTGGTGGTTTGGAAGTAGCCTGGAAGATTGCAATGAATGGGATCCTGACTGGTTGGGATTGGGTGAAGATAGGATTTTTCACAGGTGTTTATTGGATCCTGGATCTTTGGGATAAGATGAAGCTTGGAATGATGACAGCTGGTGTTGGCATCACAAACTTCATGGGTGACATGAAAGCAAGTGTGCTGATGATCCTGCAGAACATGGTCAATGGTGCCATAGACATCATCAATGGCTTCATAGACACGTTGAATAAGATCCCTGGTGTTTCTATCGACACCATCAACAATGTTACTTTTGGAACCAATGCACAGCTTCAGAATGAAGCAGAAAAGACTGCAAGGGAAGCTGCACTGGATGCTTACAGAAGTGAAATTGAATCAGGCATGGCTGATCGTGATGCAAAGCTGATCCAAATGCAGGATGATGCAAGGACAGCAACTGCAGCAAGACAATCTGAAATTGACATTGCAAAAGCTGAAGCACTTGCAAAACAAAGTGATCCAGGTGGATTTGCTTTTGATGACATGGCTTATAATATGGCTGACACAGCTTCAAATACATCAAAGATGGCAAATTCAATGGATGCAAGTGAAGAAGAATTGAAATATTTGCGTGAAATGGCTGAACAGGAAGCTATTAATAGATTTACAACAGCAGAAATCAAAGTTGAAATGGGTGGAATTACTAACCAGGTAAGCAGTGAAACAGATCTTGATGGAATGGTCACATACCTGGAAGATAAACTTTATGAAACTATGGTTGTTGCAAGTGAAGGTATCCACGATTAAATTATTAGAACCCTTGGTTAAGTCCAGGGGTTCTTTTTTTATTTGTAGACTATGCTATAATTAAAACAAGGGTTCAGAAAGCCTTTCTAAGACGTTTTGAAGTCATGGGTATAGATTTATATAGGCAAATCCAAAGGAAGCGAATTTGGACAAGCTGGAAGGGCAGGTGGAAGCATTATGTCACAACCAAGACCAAGCTTCTTTGATTCACCATATTTTGTTGAGGAATATGGGAATTGGCATCTGAAAGATGATGCACCTGAAGAATTGAAGAAGGAATTTGAACTATACATGAAAGAATCAGTTTTAGTGATTGAAGGTGAAGAAGATGAAAATTGAAATGAATGTTGATGAAAAGCAACTTAGTGATCTTATAATAAATCAACTGAAGAAGCAAAGTCTTATTGGTTCAGATCAGAATATAACAGTAATCTATAATGCTGAATCAAAGGATGTGCTTTATACAGTGACGGAAGTGGCTGAATTGATTAAATCCAATCAATCCTATGTTTATGATCTAATCAAGGCAGGGTTGCTTCCAGCGCTGAAGCTTGGATCAATGAAAGTCACCAGGAAGGATCTAATGACATTCCTGGATAAATTCAAAGGACATGATCTTACTGATCCATATAAAATAAAGCTTATTGATGAATTGAAAAGTGATAATAAATGATTTTAGGGTGGCAATTCCACCCTATTTCCACCCAAGCAGACGTTCATTAATAAAATCAGAAATAACATAAAATAAAAATAAGTAAAACAGTTTCCGAAAAGTGCTGATTCTATAAGGGTTTTAAGTAACCTATAATAAAGGTAAGTAAAGAAAAATAAAAGTGTTTTGATAGGTACCGACATACAATGCATGTGGAGACTATAGTAGCACTATACAAAAAAGATTAATCATATTTGCCCATATACCGCTGAAAACAAAGCTTTTCATGTTTAAGACGGATATTGCAAATTATCGCAATAAAGAACTGAAAGATGAAATCATCGTGAGGCTTGGGTTTTGGATGTGAAATGTAGGGATATATAAAATTAAAATTGTAAGAAGACTAGTTTTGAACAATATTAGATGCTTTATCATATCAAACCAACTATGTACAGTTGTAAAAAAATACAGCTGTACATAGTTGGTTTTTTTGTGTTAAGATGTATTAGTGGAGGTGGATAAATTATGAGTACTACAATTGAGTATGGTTATTTTGAAATTGTATTAGAAGAATATTTAAAAAAGAGAAATATCAGTAAAAATACAATTGCTGAAAAGGCTAATCTTCAAAGAACACAATTGAATTCATATTGCAAAAACAAAATTAAACGTCCGGATTTTGATGTTCTCGCACGAATATGTTTTGCGTTAAATTGTGAGTTATCGGATATTATTCGGTATGTCAAACCAATAAATAGTTTAGGAGAGAATGAAGATGGCAGAAAATAAAGTAATTGTTATTCCAGAAGGAAAAGTATGTGATTATGTTGATGGAAAATTTCGTAATGATACTCCAGAAGAGTATGTTCGTCAAACGATAGAAAAACGACTGGTAAATGAGCATAAATATTTTCCTGATCAGATTAAAATTGAATATACATTACAATTAGGATCCCGGAAACCAAGAGCAGATATAGTTATATTCGATAAAGATTGTAATGATAAAACTCAAGAAAATATTAAGATTATTATTGAGTGTAAAAAGGAATCTGTTGATGCACGTAATGCAAAAGAAGGAGTGGAACAACTAAAATCCTATATGTCAGCCTGTTCTAATTGTGAATGGGGTATGTGGACAAATGGTAAGCAAAAAGAAGTGTTTAGAAAAGTTAGGAATGAAAAAGATCAAATAGAATTTATGGACTACAATGACATACCATCCGCTGATGGAAATCTTGATGACATAAACAGACCTAAGCGGACTTCGCTTAAAAATGCTTATGATGATAACTTACTTTTTGTCTTTAAAACTTGTCACAACCATATTCACGTTAATGACGGATTACAAAAACAACCTGCTTTTTTTGAATTGCTTAAGGTAATATTTTGTAAAATTGAAGATGAACGAAATATTCCAAAGCCTCTTGATTTTTATACTACATCTGAAGAACGTTCAAATACTGATGGTCAGCTTACTGTAAAGAAAAGAATCTCTAAAATATTTGAACGTGTGAAGCTTAAACAAGGTAAAATTTTTGACTCAAATGATGAAATAAAGTTGTCTCCACGTAGCTTGGCATATATTGTAAGTGAATTACAAAAATATAGCTTGTTAAATACAAATATAGACATTAAGGGGAAAGCTTACGAAGAAATTGTAGGATCGAATCTACGCGGCGATCGTGGTGAATTTTTTACTCCAAGAAATGTAATGAAAATGGTCGTGGAAATGATTAATCCTAAAACCGATGAAAAAGTATTGGACAGCTCATGTGGCACAGGTGGTTTTTTAGTAACGGCTATGACTCATGTTATTAAGCAACTGGAAAAAGATTTCTCTAATGATATATGCTTGCCTAAAGAACAGTGGGATAGCGATTGTATTAGAGCTTTTCAAAATAGGATATCCGAAATGGCATCTCACTGTTACTTTGGTTTTGATATTAATCCTGATCTTGTTAAAGCAACTAAAATGAACATGGTAATGAATAATGATGGTAGCGGTAATATTCTTCAGACAAATTCTTTGCTTCCACCACATGAATGGACGAATGATTTCAGATCAAAATTAGCTGAAGCTTTAAATGTAAAAAAAGAGGCTATTCGTAATTATAAGACTCTAGAATTTTTTGATGTGATTATAACTAACCCTCCTTTTGGTAGCAAAATACCAATTAAAGATAAGGCTATCCTAGAACAATTTGAATTAGCTCATATATGGGAAAACAATAAAAAAATAGGAACATGGAAGAAAACCTCAAGATTACAAACATCAGTACCGCCAGAAATTATCTTTATTGAGAGGTGTGTACAATTGTTAAAGCCAGGTGGAAGGCTAGGAATAGTTTTACCTGACTCAATATTAGGGTCACCCGGTTTGGGTTATATAAGGGAATGGCTTATTATTAATACAAGAATAATTGGGAGTATTGATCTTCACGTAGATACATTTCAGCCCAAAAATGGCACCCAAACATCAGTGCTTATTTTACAGAAGAAAACTTCTGAACAGAAGGACAAGGAAATCAAAAGCGGAAATATGGCTGATTATAATATTTTCATGGCAATGGTTGAGAAAGTAGGTCATGATAGAAGAGGGACGCCAATATTTAAAAGAGATACTGAGGGAAATGAAATTCTTGTTCCTGATACCAATAATATTCTTGTATTAGGTGAAACAAGTGAGGGGGATAGAACTGTATCCCAACAGCAAAAAGTAAAGGTAATAGATGACCAAACTCCTGATGTACCTGCAATATTTTATAAATGGAAAACGCAGGAGGGGATAGCATGGTAGGAAGCAATGCGGAATTAATAAGAAATTTTGAAAAAACTATAAACAACGCAGAAGTGAAGGAATCTCCTTTGAACTGGTGTTCAGTTACTCTTTCGGAAGTACTTAAACGAGATAAACGTTTAGAAGCAAGTGTTTTTGATGTTGAAGCCAAAAAGGCTAGAGATTTAATAATACATGGAAGGTATAATTATGTGCCTCTGCTTGGTGAAAATGGATTAATTCAGACTGCGAGTTATCCTGGTAGATTTAAGCGTATTTATTGTGATCGAATAAACGGTGAACCATTTTACTTACCATCACAAATGACTGATATTTATCCGAAACCGGATAAGTACATATCGTCATTAACTAAATGTAACATTGATGATTTAAGGCTTAAAGAGAACACTCTACTGTTAACACGTTCTGGAACCATAGGTAATATGTCATTAGTGTCAAGAACAATATTGAACAAAGTTTTTTCAGATGATGTTATTCGTGTAACATTTAAGAATATTGAAGATTTGGGTTATACTTATGCTTTTTTAAAATCAAAAGTAGGAAATATAGTATTAAAGACTAATGGATATGGATCTGTAATTACACATTTAGAGCCAGAACATTTAGCTGAAACACCTATTCCTAATCCACCTCAAATGTTAAAAATGAAAGTTCATGAAAATGTGATGGAATCATTTAAGTTGAGAGATGAATCAAATGCTCTCATTGATATGGCAACAGATTTACTTATAAATGAACTCAATTTACCTAGTATTGAAGAATTTGAACTTGATTTGATAGATGAATCAAAAAAAATTCAATCTTTTAATGTTAAGTTAAGTGAGATGAGTTGCCGCTTGGATGCTTCGTATCATGTACCAATAGTAGATGCTATAGTTAAACACTTAACTAAGAATGCAGAGGAAATAACAACAATTGGTGACAGCAAGATTAGTAAAGATGTTGTTTTGCCTGGTAGATTTAAACGTGTGTATGTTGATGAAGAATATGGAGTAAAGTTTATCGGTGGAAAAGAAGTATCTCAATTAGATCCATCATCAGAAAAATATTTATCTAGGATAGCACATAAAAAACAACTTGAAGGTGCTCTAGGTATAAAGCCGTATTCAATTTTAACTCCTGCGAGAGGTTCTTTAGGTAATGTAACTTTACCAAGTGAACATTTTTATAGCTGGGCAATTAGTGATAATATGATGCAAATATTATCAAATAAAGAGTTTTGTGGATATGTTTATATTTTTTTGAATAGTGAGTACGGAAAGGCACTAATACAAAGATTTACTTATGGTGGAGTTGTTGATGCATTAGAGCCGTTTCATATAAAAGAAGTTCAACTTCCACTACTGCGGAACAAGGATGTTCAAAAACAAATCAATGATCTTGCGCTTGAAGCAAATAGTAAACGTTATGAAGCTTATAAATTGGAGCAGCAGGCATTAAAAATAATTGATAACGAAGTTATCTGCTCAAAGTAAAGGAGAAGAAGATGTCTAATTATAAAGATTGGATAAAAAATATAGATATAGATATTGACTATTTTTCCGCCTTTATGAAAGCTTGGATAGCTTTTAATTCTTGGTATCGATATGAATTTGGAAGTGGTTCTGATAAGTCAATTATTGAAAAAATTAAGGATTCTAATAATCGCTTTAGAACACATATGACGAATCTATTAGCATCACAAGAAGCGGAAGGTATAAGATTTAAAGATAATCTTTCAAATTTACATGCAGCACTTTGCAATGCTGCTTGTACGACTCAAGAGTATGGAGGAGTCAAGAAACAAATATCTTTTTCCGAAATTGCAATAAAAAATACGAATCAGAAATCTGAACACACATATGGACAATTTGTTTATAAAACTTTCCGTTCTAACGCAAAGTTTAAAACAGAGATAAAGCATAAGGATAATGGAAGTATTCGTTTTCAGTTTGAGCAAGATGGATATGATGAAGAGGAATTATTCCAGCAAACTGATTATAAAAAATTAACTCTAACTCAAAAAAATCAATGTGAAATTTGTTATGAAGAATTATCACCATATTTGATTGAGAGTATTATATTTTTGGGAGATATTTCAGAAGGAGAAGAACATTATACAAAAATTGGCGCTTATAATTTTGTAAATGACAATGAAAAAATTGGGAAATCTATTGTTGAAGTTCTTTATTTATTGCGTTGTTCTCTGGCTCATGGAGATGTCGCTCCAGATGAATGCTCAAACAATGTTTATCGATATGCCTATAATATTTTATCAATGGCATTGAAAAAACTGTTATAAACCGTAGTTGTCAAATATTTGTAGTAAGATAACGGAGAATAAAAATAAAATAATTTCGGCACCCCCCTATCTATTTTCGGCTTATAGATAGGGGGATTTTTTTGTGTTTTTTTTCGTACACCCCCTATGATTTTTCGGCTTAATAGTGAGGGGCAAAATAATCTTGAAAAATTTTCGCCCACCCCTCGTGTTTTTTCGGCTAATAAGTGAGGGGCAAAAATTAAAATGAAAAAAATGTATAGACCAGACCCCTCGAAAAATCGGCTTATAAGTATAGGGACAAAAAGGAGGTAAACAAATTGGAACATGAAAATGAACTGAAACTCATCAACATGAGTGATGTTGATGTAACAGAAGTGAAATGGTTATGGAAGCCTTATATTCCCATTGGGAAAATCACTATTATTCAAGGTGATCCAGGAGAGGGTAAGACGACCATGATTTTGGCAATTGCATCAGCAATGACGACTGGTGCTATATTGCCTTTAAGTGAGGAGGCGCTAGAATGTAGCAAAGTTATTTATCAGACAGCAGAAGATGGCTTAAGTGACACCATTAAACCAAGATTATTAGCAGCAGGTGCTGATTGTAGCAAAGTAATCGTTATTGATGAAAGTCAAAAGGAGCTGACCTTATCAGACAAGAGGATTGAAAAAGCCATTATAGAGACGAGTGCTCAGCTACTCATTATTGATCCCTTACAGGCTTATTTAGGTTCTGGTGTAGATATGCATAGGGCAAATGAAATCAGACCCATTTTCAAAAATCTTTCTAGTGTTGCAGAGAGGACAGGCTGTGCAATTGTCATTATTGGTCATATGAATAAGGCTGGAGGTACCAAAGGGCTTTATCGTGGACTGGGTTCTATTGATATTACAGCTGCCGCTAGGAGTGTTCTCTTAGTAGGGCGTGTAAGAGCTGACCCATCTATTCGTGTAATGGCTCAGATCAAATCAAGCTTAGCACCTGAAGGCAAGAAAATTGCCTTTAAGCTGGATGAAGAAAATGGTTTTGCGTGGATAGGAGAATATGACATTGAGTTAGATGAATTACTTGGTGCTAGTTCAACGGAAAGTGTTCTAAAGCGAGCTGAAAAGCTGATTAGAGAAGTGCTTGATGATGGTGCAAAAGCCAGTGATTATGTTGTAGAAAAGGCAAAAGAAAAGCAGATATCTCAAAGAACGCTGAAAACAGCTAAAAAGAATCTTGAAGTGAAATCTATTAAAACAAAGGAAGGTTGGAAATGGCAGTTATAAAATCAAGAGTGCAAGGGGGCAATGCTTATAACCTTTGCACGCTTGCACCCTTGAAAGAAAGGTGAAGAAATGTTAGGAAAATTATTTGGTGTAGAAGAAGTAAAAGCAGAATTACAAGAAGCTAGGGATGAAATCCAAGTACTTGAACATAAGCTTCAAATAAAGGAAAAGTCCATAGAACAACTTGAAGATGCCGTGAGGATATTGGAAGAGAATATTAAATCATTGCTTGATGAAAATGACCAATTAAAGGCATGTCCAGATCATTTTGGACGATCATCAAGAGCATCTGGTGAACATATGAGACTTCTTAAAATGTATCAGTATAATCAATTATCCTATCAGGAAATTGCAGATAAAATGACGGAATACACCGGTGAAAAGTGGTCCAAAAGCACGGTTCACTATTTGCTAACGAAGTTATAAAGCTTTTGTCTTCAATACCCCTGAATAAATCCGAAAGCGTCTAGTTTGTTACTGGACAGTAGGAAAAGGCTGAGGATTTATTTACCCTGTTTTAACAGGGGCAAGCTTCCACTTTGTACAGCCAAAGTGTTTAAAAGTGGGCAAGCCCACACCCATTTACAGGAGGAACATTATGAGACAGCGAAACAAGCAAATCAATATACGCGTAACTGAAAAAGATAGAACAAAAATTATAAAGTTAGCAGCTAGGAGTAGATGTAAATCATTAACGGATTATATCCTAAATAAAGCCATAAACAAAGAAATAATCCAATATGATTTGTATGAAATAAATGCAAGGCTATCAAAGATTGGGGGTGAGTTAAATCATTTGGTGATGTTATGTCATCAAGAAAGAATTAAATTGGTGAATCTGACAAAATACACCAAAGAACTAGAAGAGCTGCAGGAGGCTCTTAAGAATATAGAATAATATGAAAAGAAGATCAAGCAGGAGGGTCAGATGGAAAACTTAATGAAGTTTACAATACAGTTAGCCATGCTTTCCAGCCTGCTTGATGAAAAGATGATTTCAGAAAAAGAGTTCATCAAGATCAAAGCTGAGTTGGAAAGAAAATACAAAATAAAACGAGGTTTATGTGGTTAAGTTGTAACCACTGTGGTAAAATTAAATTAACAATTAGGAACATAGATGAACTATCCGGATTTTACCGGATAGTTCACTTTAAAAAAGTCAGACAGTGTCTGACGAATTGATTAATAAATTACGGAAATGGGGGATAATGTGGAAAACAAAACAGACATTCTTATTTACCAATTGGAAGACGGAAAAACCAAAGTTGATGTAAGACTTGAAAATGAAACCGTATGGATGACACAAAAGGCGATTGCAGAACTTTATCAAACAACGCCTCAAAATATAACACTTCACATAAAAAATATTTATGAAGAAGGTGAATTAGAGGAAAATTCAACTTGTAAGAATTACTTACAAGTTCAAACCGAAGGAAATAGAAGGGTTCAGAGAAATTCACGCCACTATAACCTTGAAATGATTATTGCCGTTGGCTATCGTGTACGTTCTAGCAGAGGTACACAATTCAGACGATGGGCGACAGAACGATTAAATGAATACTTAGTCAAAGGCTTTACCATGGATGATGAGCGTCTTAAAGGTATGCGTAACATCGGTGATGACTATTTTGATGAACTTTTAGAGCGTATTCGTGATATTAGAGCTTCAGAAAAAAGATTTTATAAGAAAATCACAGATATTTATGCCTTATCTATAGATTATGACGGAAAATCAGAAGAAGCTAAAAAGTTCTTTGCAACGGTGCAAAACAAGCTTCATTTTGCTATTCATGGTCATACAGCTGCAGAACTTATTGAACAAAGAGCTGATGCTTCAATAGATAATATGGGACTTACCACTTGGAAAGGTGACAAGGTACGCAAAGGGGATATTACCGTTGCCAAGAATTATTTGACCGAAAAAGAGATAAAATCTCTTAACCGTATTGTAACCATGTATCTCGATTATGCAGAAGATCAGGCAGAAAGACGTAATCCTATGCATATGAAGGATTGGGAAGTAAAGCTTAATGCCTTTCTAAAATTTAATGAGCGTGACATTCTTACTGGTGCAGGTTCTATTTCGCATGAAGTAGCCAAGGAACTTGCTGAAAAAGAATATGAGAAGTTTAATCAAAAACGATTAACTACAGCTGAAAAAGATGATTTTGATGTGTATTTAGAAGAACATGAGTGGACACATAAGAAGTAACCTTGTTATAGGTTCAGTGAAGGAAGTGATGAATTGAAAGAAGTAGAAGTTATAAAACCTAAAAAGAATAAATTTGACCGAGCGTCAGGCAAAGAGCTCTCCAAAATACGAGTAGCCCCTTATTGCAGAGTGAGTACCGATTCGGCTGAACAGATGGCAAGTTATGATTCTCAAGTGGCTTATTATGAGCAGAAAATCAAAGAAAACCCTAATTGGGAACTAGCAAAGATATACTCTGATGCCGGTATTAGTGGGACTAATATAGATAAACGTCTTGGATTTCAAGAGATGATTCGTGATGCCATGGCAGGAGAGTTTGACCTAGTCATTACCAAGAGCATCTCAAGATTTGGTAGAAATACAAAAGACGTATTAGAGTACACTAGACTGTTAAAAAAGCACAATGTAGCTGTATTATTCGAAAAAGAGAATATCAATACCTTCTCCATGCAAGGAGAAGTTGCCATGACCGTTCTAACTTCAATAGCCCAACAGGAAAGTGAAAGTATTTCAACCAATGTAAAGATGGGTCTAAAAATGAAAATGAAACGTGGTGAGTTGATTGGTTTTCAAGGTTGTTTAGGCTATGACTATGATAAGGAAACTAAAGAACTTGTGATTAATGAAGAAGAAGCTGAAGTCGTTCGGTATATTTTTGACTGTTATAATCAAGGTAAGGGTGCTCGGCTCATTGGAAATGAATTAAAAGAAAAAGGCTATAAGACCAAAAGAGGGAGTAGCAACTGGCCTGATAGTACCATCAGAGGCATATTAAAGAATGAAAAATACATGGGCGATTTACTCCTAGGTAAGACCTTTACCGTTGATCCAATTACCAAGCAGCGCCTTGATAATATGGGGGAAGAAGAGAAATATTATATCAAAGATCATCATGAACCCATTGTTAGTAAAGAAACCTTTGAAAAAGCTCAAGCCATAAGAAATAAACGTAATTGCAACATGGAAAAAGGGCGATTAAAACGCTATAGCAGGCAGTATACTTTCAGTAGCAAAATCGAGTGTGGATTTTGTGAAACCACTGTTGGCAGAAGGGCGTGGAACTCAGGCACTAAGAATAAAAAAGTGGTGTGGCACTGTATTAAATCCAGTAAACATGGTAAGAAGCTCTGTCCGGATAGCAAGGGGATTCATGAAGCAGTTATCGAAGAAGCATTTGTAAAAGTCTTTAATGAAATGTGCCAGCATAACAGAGAGATCATAGAAGAGTTTATATCAACCATTGAAAATACTTTAAGTGAAAGTACCAGCAAGAAGGAGTTATCAACGCTGAATAAAGAACTCAGCAAAGTGGAAGATAAAATCAAGAAGCTTATTGATCTTCATATTGATGGTGCCATTGACCGAGAAAATTATGAAAACAAGTTTATTGAACTAAATAAAGACAAAGAACGATTGATCAAGGAAACAAACGAACTGTCTTTGACAGCCAGTGAAGAAAAGGAAATGAAAATAAGACTTAAAAGCTTTAGAAAATACTTTGATGCCAACAAGCCTCTTAAAAAATTTGATGCTGATGTCTTTGAATCTATTGTCGAGAAGATTATACTAGGTGGTATTGATGATAACGGTCAAAAAGACCCTCATCAACTGACATTCGTATTTAAAACTGGTCCAAAATCAACGATTACTATGGGAAAAGAACCATATTCCCACTTATCACCCGACACATGTGGAGACGGTGGTAAAACTACAACGCCAGAACCCTTGATTTTACTGGAGTTTAAGCACTTTTATGACTTCTTTAGTTTTAGCAAAAGTAGCGAAAATTACCCCCAAAAAGACCTAAAAAGGAGTATCAAAATCAAAATCGCAATATGACATGGTACGTGGGAACACGTCTACCAACAGTAGATTTTGAGGTTCAAAAATGGAAATTTAGATAATGAAATGCCCTAGATTCAATTAGTAGAATCTAGGGCATTTCATTATCTAAATTTATATTATTAATCATCTTTTTTAACAATCGGCTATGCAAATGATCAATACCAATGGCGCCCAATGGAGCAGTAATCATAATTGTCAAAACAGCTACTGTCAATATGGTATTACCAGCTAATACACCCGCAGTTAGGGGAATTGACCCTATAATAAAAAAGCTGATGAGTCTGTGAAAATAAAAAATCACAGAAGTCATCAGCAAATTTGCGGTTCAAGCTAAGCTTAGGGAGAACTTCATTCCCAATAATATGAATTTATCATAATCAGTATTAATTTTCAACATGTCAAAACATTTTTTTCTTTACCATGAAAAGAGCCAGAATAGTTGATAACCCTAAAGAAATTGCGATTATTATAATAAACGCATAAGGCTGCATAGACAAAGGAACAGGTACATTCATTCCAAAAAAGCTTGCAATCATTGTAGGAATAGTAAGTACAATTGTCACTGAGGTTAAAAACTTCATTACAATGTTTAGATTGTTTGAAATAATAGAAGCAAAAGCGTCCATCATTCCGCTTAAAATATTGCTATAGATATTGGCCATTTCAATAGCTTGCTTATTTTCAATAATAACATCTTCAAGTAAATCTTCATCTTCAGGATATTTTTTAATTGCATCAAGTTTGAGCATTTTTTCAAGAACAATTTCATTACTTCTTAAAGAAGTAGAAAAATAAACTAAGCTTTTCTCTAAATCCAGAAGTTGAATTAATTCTTTGTTTTTCATAGATTTATGCAGTTCACGTTCAATATTAAGGCTCATGCGATCAATTTGTTTCAAATATTGAAGGTAATAAGTTGCATTTTTGAAAAGTAATTGAAGTATAAATCGACTTTTCTTGAAAGTGTAGAAACTTTTAATTTTACCAGACATGAAATCATTTAGTAATGGGATTGCCTTTAGGCATACTGTTATAATATTTTCACCTGATAAAATGATTCCCATAGGTAATGTTGTATAAATCTTTGATCCATCATTTTCTTCAAAAAATGGAACATCTACTAGAATGAGCGTACAGTTCTCATCTACTTCTATTCTTGATCGTTCCTCTTCATCAAGAGCTGCTCGTAAATGGTCTTGTGGAATTGAAAATGAATTACTTATTATATTGATTTCTTCCTCTGTTGGTTTAATCATATTAATCCAGATGTTATCTTGAATTTCATTTAATTGGATTAAAGATTCATTGAGTGTTTTAAAATACTTGATCATAATAATCTCCTTTCAATACTTAGAATAATGTGAGCACACAAAAGCGATCTTTATGATTACATGTCTCAAGCATTTTTTCTCACAGTAAACTTAGTATACGGGATTAATACAAGATATAATCAAGTATACATAAAGGTAATCATATAGATAGGATTAAGGTGCTTTATTAAATTTTGGTTGTAACAACTATGTTCAGGACCACTATCCATATATCTCACCTCTTTCTTAACATGAAAAGTATTAAAACCATCTAGCAATTATACATCAGTTGCCAAAACTATTCAATAATAACATTGATAACTAGCGAAAAAGAGTATTATATCTTATTCCCGTTCTTATCAACAAAATACCCTTCGAACTCACAATCCAAAGTCTTTGCAATCTCTTCTAATTCATTCATCGAGAAGTTATCTCTTTTGAATTTATTTGCCATGTTCTGATTTGTAGTTCCAAGTCTTTTGCTAAGTTCTATTATCGTTACATTTTTTCTCTTCAGTAAAATTCGAATTTTCTCACCCATCGTTAATTTCATTAATTATCACCTGCCTAAGTTAAATAATACACCTATTAATGAATATCTGCAATCTAATTGCCAGATTATTTGATTCGTTAAATGTAAAATAAGTGAAATCTTGCTTGAATAAATCAATAAGTGTATTATCAAATTATAAAGTGAATGTTAGAAAGGAGTAAAAAAATCATGAGTAAAATTATAGCTGTAGCATCCCAAAAAGGTGGGGTAGCTTATGTTGAGAAAGTTATTATGTAAAGTTATGCTCTCTAAACCTTGAAATTCCAGTATTCATATTTGATTAACTTTACATAATAT